CGAGCGGCCAATACGCGGTCGGGTCGGCGGCCAGAATGTAGGTCCGCGGCGCCGATGGCGCCGGCGCGTTCCCCTGCCCGAGCCGGCGCATCACGCCCGCCGCCTCGAGCGGCGCGTAAACGTCCTTCCCGGGCTTATCCCACCTGGTCGGCCACGCCGCGACCTCGCCCAGGAAGCGGACGTCCGCGGACACGCGCACCCGAATGGGCGTGTTCCTGCCGATCTTCCCGAAGTGCGCGCCGTTCGGGTTCCGCGGCGAGTAGTTGCCGTCACGGTTGTTCACCGTCAGGGTGCAACTCGACGGGTCCACCTGGCCGGCCTCCGCGGTGCGCCCGCGGGTAATCGTGATCGGAGCCCGTACGTACACGTCGTCGGTAATGTCCTCCCACGCGGCGTCGATCCACAGCTCTACGTGAACGTCTAGCGCCGCCATCACGCGCCGCCCAACACCACTTGCACGTCCCCGCCGCGGGTGCGGATCGCCTTACGTAGGACCTCCACCAGGAGCCGCGCAACGTCGTCGGTGCCGCGCAGCTCGAGCACGGCCCGCCCGCCGCCGGCCCTGCTCGAGGGTTCGACGCGTTCCCCGGCCTGCAGAATCGCCAGGGCCTCCTGCCCGGGCGCCCCGGGGACGATGCCCCCGGTGTGCATCCTGGGAATGCGGAACGTCTTTCCGCCGATGATCGGTACCCAGTCCGGGACACTGAATCCCTTGCCGCCCACGGTGCTGTTCCACGCCGTCTTGACAGCGCCGAACGCCCGCCGCCACACCCCGGCGATGAAGTTACCCACACCCTGAACGACGGCCTTTACCCCGTTCACGGCCCCGGTGACGATCTTGCGGAAGGTTTCGGACTTGTTGTACGCGGCCACGAACGCGGCGCCGATGGCGAACAGCGCGGTGATGACCAGCCCGATCGGGTTCGCCCGCATCGCCAGGTTCAGACCCCGCTGCGCGAGCGTCAGAGCGCCCGTAGCGACCGCGGAAGCCTTCGTCGCTACTCCGTGCGCGACGGTGGATGCTGTGGCCCTCACGGTGCCCACAGCGCTCTGCAGCATCGACACAGACAGCGCCTTGATGCTTGGGATGATGAAGTTGTAGAGCCCGGAGCCCAGGTCCCCCAAACCCATGCCCAACATCAGGGCGCCGTCGAACATGTCGCCCTTCATCATCATGGACACGCCGCGGCCGGTGTCCTCCACCCCGGTCAGGGTGTCTCGGAAGCCCATCGCCTTCGTGTCCAGGTTGTCGGACGCCTCCCCGGCCCGGTCGAAGCTGTCGCCGCTGTCGCGTAGCGCCTTCGACGACCGCCCGACGTCGGCTTCCATGCCCCGCGACGCCTCGCCCACCTTGTCGAACGACTTCGTGAGCTGGTCATGGTCCCCGGCGAAGGTCAGCGTTACCTGCGGCTTGCTCACCGTTCGACCTCCATGCCGGCCTGCCGTGCCACGTCCACAAGCGTGTCCTCGAGCATCTGCGCGAACCGTTCACGGTTGGCGAAGTACGACCGGTAAATGTACCGGCCCTGCTTCATGTACGGGCGCACCTGCGACCGTCCGCGGCCGACCCTGCCGCCGAAGTCCAGCCACCCGTAATAAGGCACCCGGGCGCCGCCCGCTGCGATACGGGCGGCGGTTCGGGTGCTCTTCGCTCGCACCGACCTGCGGGCCTTCCCCGACCGGGACGGGATACGCGGCGTGGCGTCACTCACCACCAGGTCGGCCACGCTGTTCAGCCCAACCCGGAGCACCTTCGGCATGTCGGAGTCCAGCCGTTTCAGGGACAGCGAGAACTCCCGCAGCCCTTCGACGTGGATCGGTTCAGGCATCCCGCACCGGCCTCTCCACAACCACCACAGGCGCCACGGCGGCCCCTGCGTGGGCTGTGTGTAGGTGATCCTCGAAACGGCGCGTCAGCTCGCTCACGGCCCGTTCTGTGCGGCCCACGGCGTCGTACATGGACGCGCCGCCGTTGGGCGACACTTCCATTTCGACGCGGCCCAACGGCTCGGACACTTGCTGGCGCAACCATCGTTTGAACCACAGCAGCACGGCGCCCAACGCGGCCCCAATCACAGTGAGCTGCGCGGTGATGGCGACGACTTGCTCTATCTGCGTCACTGCGCGCCGCCTTCCGCCTGTAGCCGTTTCAGCTCTTCCCGTTGCGCCTTCCGTGCGAAGTACACGCCCCATCGCATGTATTCGTCAGCCGCCAACTCCTCCCGGAGCCGACTCACCGTCATCCCCAGTTTCGTCGCCAGGAACATTTCGAATTCCAGCTCCGGATTCGTCTCGAAAGGACTCGTAGGTGTCCTTTGCGATCTCGCCCCCGATGCCGGACAGGCGCTCAATTCGCTTTATCAGCGGCTCCATTTCACCTGCGGGTGACGCCTCCTGCCAGCGCCCGACGTCCGTCTCTGTGAGCTTCGGGTCCACGATGCCCTTCGCCAGCAGCCGGCGCTCGAACACGGCCAGCCGCGGGTCGTCGTGCTGCGCGGCCAGGACCTCCCCGCGGGACAGCCCGCGAATGCGCAGCACACCGAGCCCGGGAAGCTCGTACTCCTCTTCGGGAAGGCGCGCCTTGAACAGCGCCTCTTTGTCGACGCCGCTCATGCGGACTGCGCCGTCGAGTCGACGTCGCCGCTCATGGTCAGCTCTACGGACCACATAACGTAGTCCGCGACGGGGTGCGTCTGGACGTAGCTCTTCACGAGCACGTCCACTTCGTCTTGCGGGAGGCTGGCCCCGGTGCCTTCGGGCTGGTGGATCAGTGTGACGACGGTTCCGCGCAGCGGCAGGATGGCGGCCCGTGGCCCGGTGCCCGCAGTGCTGTCGTACTTCCCGGAGATGGTGACGGTGCCGGACGTGAGCCCGCCCAGGAACACGTGCCCATCGTTGCCGTACGTGGTCACGTCGTGTTCGTCGGCTTCGAATTTCAGCTCCGAATTGTCGCAGTATTGCGACAGGTCGTCCCCGTCCAGAGAGACGAACGTGACTTTGCCGTGGACCTTTGCCATTTCCCTACGCTCCGTCTCCGATTATGTCCAGGTCGAACAGCGCCGCCAGGTAGTCGGTGCCTCCGATGGTCAAGACGTCGAACTCGACGCGGGCCACCCGCACCGTGTCAAACGCCGTGTATGTGCCGGCCTCGAGCACGGCCTTTATGGAGCTGGCCCCGGAGCCGGCGCAGTAGCCGTCCACGAGGTTCCGTGTGCTCCGGTCGTGGACCTTCCCCACAGCCACGATCACCGGGAGCAGCAGGGTGTCCGCGCCGCGGTCGTATGTGGCGTCGAAGAGCATCTCTTCCGGATAGGACACGATAGCCGCGGGCGGCGTGATGCTGTCCGGCGGGTACGCGAAGCATCGCAGCCCGGCGATGGTGTCGAGCTGTGTGCTCACTTCGTCCATAACGTTGCCCAGGTCCATGTCAGACCGCCGCCCACCATCGGACGAAATCGGCCAGGGACACGGCCACGTCGGGGTCTACCTTCGCCAACAGCCGCAATTCCGAGCCTTGGTCCGGTGACCCTGCGATGCCGAACGGGGAGCCGCGGCGGGCGAATATCCGCGACGCCTGCAGCAGGGTGGCCTGCTTTACCGGATCGGGCACGGCATCCCATCCCCACACCGCGGAGATGGTGACCCCGTGCGTTTCGTATGTGGGCTTCGCGGCGCTGTCCGTGAGCACCCGTAGCCGCGTGAACGGCCTGCCTTCCGCCGCGGCGTTCACGGGCTCGAGGGTGTATGAGTCGATTTCCCCGGCGTCGACCTGCACGTCCAACCCGGTCACGTCCTGCAGGTCGTCGAACCCGACGACCCAACACGCGGCCCGCCGATCCCAATACGCGGTATAGGAACGCTCTTCGGCTGACGCGACCTGCCCGAACTGCCGGTGACAGTGCCTGTCGACGGCACGGGAAGCCGTCGTGACGGCGAGGGCCAGTTGTGCGTCGTCGGTTGTGTCTGTGATCCTCAGGAAGGATTTCAGCTCCGCCGTCGTCGCGTAGTCCGGCTTCCACGCCATCGGGTCGTTCCCCTTCTCAGATAACGCCGAGCAGGTGCAGCAGCAGCAGCACGGCCAGCAGCACCACGATCAGCCCTACGGCGTTCACGTCGACGCCGGGACCTTCGGAGCCGGCCCGGTGCCCGCGTTGTGCGCGGCCTTGGCCCTGTCCTGGGCCTTGACCTTCGGCGCGGCCTTGGCGCGCGCCG